GATATTTGGTGTATTCCCTGTTTATTGAGAAGAAAATGACTCTTGACAAGGCTTTATCTCTTATAGTTGCCGATGATAAATTATTAGGAATTGCTGATAATACCATCTCTGAAATTGTAACAGCCTTTGAGACTTTCTTTAACCGTAAATTTAGAATTTATAAACCCGAGTTTACAACTCAACTTAATTTATTTACAGATTAATATGAAAACAACAATTATTTCATGTGTGATTTTGTTTGTGTTCCTGCTATATGTAGGACACTTATCTATAACAATCAAGCCGTTCACAGCCCAACTTCCATACTGGCATCGTTCGCTCGGACTGTTTTTGTTGATCCTCTCTTTTATAGTGTATAATGCCGGTGAACATGCAAAAGGCTATCTTGATGGATTAAGAGAGAGTGAGAGAATAATACTTGAATTGTTGAAGAAAAAGACCGAGTAAAATGGCGTTAAAATGGCGAAGATTCTGTTTGCCAAACTTGTCAATAAAGATTACCTTTGTAGACGTAAAGCATTAAAAGTCAATCAACATGAAGAGGAATGAAAAAATAGAAAAATTAGAAAGACTAGGTATTTTCAATCAATGGAAATATAATACAGAAAGAGCAAATGAGACATTTAATATTGAGTGTCCTGACTTCTCAATGACAAATGAAGAGCGGATGAACAATTTGTTAGATGTTGATTGCTGTTTTCATCGGTTTCTAGCTATTTCATTCCCTTTTAATGGTACTCCTGAAGGCGTTGCTTTTTGGGAGAATATTGCAAAAAAATAATCGAACTTAATTGAATTGAAATTATGAGTAAAAAAGATTTAATAGAGCAGAACATCACAAGAGTTCAAGAATATGTGAGGGAACTGATTGAAGATGCAAAGTGGAATAATGGTGTTTCGGAAACTCTTGAATCTACTTCAATAATTGTAGGTAATAGTGATGATATCTATGATTTTGCAATTTTATTTGCTTCTAATACTGAATGTGTTTATTGTGAATTCATAGATAGTAAAATAGAGTACATTGATTGTGAATTAGATTGTGAAATATGCCAATTTGAAGGAAGAATAATTTTTCAATATATAAACGGAAAATTTCATAATCCTGCTAGTCAAATTATCGAACTATCAAAGTTGCTGATGAAAGGCGAATTAAGAGACACAAAAAGTATCTTTTGTTCTATGGTACTTCGATTAATGGATACTGAAGAATACAGTAACAATTATTGTAAATCTTTGGATTTAGTTCTGAGGCTGTTTCCTGAAATAGATGGAGAATTATTAGAAAAGGAATTGGATAGATATATTTAAGCATTACAAGGATGAGTAAAATGAATTTAAATGAATTAAGAGACAAAGCATATAAAACAGCTTGTGAACATGGGTTTCACGATCAAGAGCTAAGTAACAATCATTTTCTTTGCCTTGTGATTTCTGAACTGATGGAAGCTGTGGAAGCAGATAGAAAAGGAAGGCGTGCTAATGTTGATCGGTATAATAAGAAGATTGCTAACAGCCGCATTTGTCAAGGATTGGATTCTGACATTCCCAAAGAGCGCGGTTACGAAGTTGCATATAACGAAACCATTAAAGGTTCAATCGAAGAAGAATTAGCTGATGCTGTTATCCGCTTGCTTGATCTTGCAGGACTTCGAGGAATAAACCTTG